AATTATGTTGTTGAGGATATGACAGCGGAACAACAGTATTGTATTGCTCAACTAAGAGACTTGAATAAAAAACAAGGAAATCTTCAATTTCAAATGGATCAATTAATGGCTGCAAAATCAGCGTTTAATGCTACACTAACTAATAGCGTAAAATCAGAAGAAACATCAGAAGACACAGAAGGTGCCGAGACTGAGTAAAATGAGCATTTTACCCTTTTTATAAATACTTCTAATGAGGGGTGACTCAAATGCGTTCTGGAAATATTGAACTAAAATCTGATCTTGCAAATCTATTTAAAGATTTGGAAGAGGCTAAACGTGATAGTCGAAATGTAGTTTCTATTTCTAAACCCAAAATAGATCAATCCGATATCAAAGAACTCTTTAGTAGCTTAGAAGAAGCTTCTAAAGAGGCTCGGGTTGTAAAGAAAAAACGTAAAGATTACGTTGAAACAACTCCAGCAGATTTGTCTAATCTTCTTCAAGGATTAGAAGAAGCTTCAGTTGAAGCAAAAAAATCAAATTCTAACAATGAAGAAAAACTTAGTGAATTTTCTAATTTACTAGAGAAAATAACTGTTGTCGAAGAAACTAAAAAACCAGAAGAAGAAACTGGTTCTATAGAATCTTCTGAAGACAATCCAATTGATGATATAACTAGTAATGTATCTGATTGGATTAATAAATCTAAAGAAGAAAACGATAAACTAGATGCACTTGAAGAGTTACTAACTGTATCAGTAGATCAAGTTGCTAAAGATATTGAAGAAGAAGAAGTTGAACTTCTAAGTAAACTAGATGACAATCCAAAATCTGTAAAAGAAGAAATAGGTCTTATTGATAGTGCAATTTCACATCTTGGCAATAAAAAGAAAAAGAAAAAACTTACAGTAAAAGAAGAAATTGATGATATCACAACTCTACGAAAAGAGTTTGATAATTTCAGATCACTTGTTGCACAACAAATTTCATCTTCACAAATGTCTGGTGCTGGTAGTGGTGAAGTACGACTAGAATTTTTAGATGACGTTCAAAGAACTAGCGCAAAAGTAAACGGTAAATTTCTTAAATTTGATTCAACATTAGGAAAATTTATTGGTTCAGATGCAAGTGAAACTTCTAGTGGTATTACTGGAGTTGCAGCTTCTGGGCTCACAGGAAATACTCTTGCAAGTGGTGTAACTGCATCAAGTTTAACATCAGTTGGTACTCTCACTTCACTTGCAGTTAGTGGCAATGTTGCAGTGGCTGGCAATCTTACTGTTTCTGGTACAACTACATCTGTAAATCAAACTGAAATAAATGTAACTAATGCATTTGTTTTTGAGGGCGCATCTGCCGATGCACATGAAACTATATTTAGAATAAATGAACCAACAACTGATAGGATTGCTTCCTTACAGGATAAGACAGGAACTATAGCATTACTGTCTGGATTTAAATTAGATGCTACAGATGGTTCTGCAAGTAATGATGGAGACTTTCTTGTACTAAATACTTCAGCTGACGAAAATGATCGTCTGTTATTTGAAGATGGAACAACAGACCCATTGTCAGTTTTGGCTTCTCACGGCATTACATTAGTTGGACAAGGTTGGAATGCTTTCCGCTTCGATAATACCTAAATAAGAGACAAAGGAAAAAAATAATGGCTATACCTACAACAAAAGCAACATTTAAAAGTTATTGTCTTAGAGCTCTAGGTTTTGGTGTTATTGATATAAACGTATCTGATGATCAAGTAGATGATCGTATTGATGAGGCGTTGCAATACTTTGCACAATATCACTATGATGGTATTGAAAAGATGTATCTAAAATATCAAGTAACTGAAGACGACATTACGCGAGCAAAATCTAATGATACAACAACTGTTACAGATTCTGTGGATAGTAGTGTAACTGCTTCATTTTCTGAAGGTAAAGGTTTTATACCTATGCCATCTTCTGTAGTTTCAGTAATTCAAATATTTCCTTTCGATGACTCTTCTACAAACAATATGTTTGATATTCGTTATCAACTTAGATTAAATGATCTGTATGATTTTTCATCTACATCAATTATCCATTATCAAATGACAATGCAACAACTAGATCACTTATCTCATATATTGGTTGGTGAAAAACCTGTAAGATTTAATCAACATCAAAATAGACTTTACATAGATATGGATTGGTCGCATGGTGTAAATGCTGGTGAATATCTAATTATCGAATGTTATCGAAAAGTAGACCCAGCAGCATATAGTGATATTTTTGATGATATCTATTTAAAGAGATATGCAACATCTTTGATTAAAAGACAGTGGGGTGCAAACCTCTCTAAGTTTAATGGTGTTGCCATGTTAGGTGGTGTAACTATGAACGGAGAAACTATCTACTCTCAGGCAATAGAAGAACTAAACAGATTAGAAGAACAAATTCAGTTATTAGTGGTTATCAGTGACCCTTTCATGGTAGGATAGAAATATGGCTGTCAACACCGCATTTCATACTAATAATCTACATTCTCTTGCATCAGAAAGAAGTTTATATCAAAACTTACTTAAAGAAGCAATACAGATTTATGGACATGATGTTTATTATGTCAATAGAACTACTGTGGCATTAGACAATGTATTGGGTGAAGATTCTCTTTCTAAATTTACAACTCAACATCCTATAGAGATGTATGTTGAAAATGCAGAAGGATTTGGTGGAGACAAAGAGATTATAAATCAGTTTGGTTTAGAGAACCGTAATGAGATTACCTTTGTAGTTTCTAAAGAACGCTTCCAAGAGATGGATAGTCAAATTGAATTAGAAGATGGTACAGATACTAGTGGCGGTTCTATTTTATTAGAATCTGGTAGTGTAAGTCAAGATAATAATTCTTCAATTCTTACTACTGTAGATGGAGATAATTTTTATATTATTATGGACATAGCAACAACTGATGCAGATAGGCCACTAGAAGGTGATTTAGTTTATCATCCAGTAATTGAAAAAATGTTTGAAATTAGTTTTGTAGACCATGACGAACCATTCTACCAATTAGATAATAATCCAGTATACAAGTTAAGATGTAAGCAATATGAATACTCTGGCGAAATAATTGATACAGGTATTATTACAATTGATGCTATAGAGAGTGAACTGACTCAAGACACTTCACAGTTCCAATTTACATTAGAACAGTCATCTACAGTAAATGAAGATATATCACTAGAATTTTTCTTAGATAGTGGATTAGTGCTTCTAGATGGTACTGATCTTAACTTCATTAGAGTTTCACTTGAAGACGATAATAGAATTTTATTAGAAGGAAATAGTGGTGCAACTGGTTCACTATTAACTGAAAACTCTTCTATAGCAGTGTCTAACAATTCTTCTGCAGATAATTTAATTGCTGAAGATGATAATACTTCTGTAGGTGAAAGTATTCTGTTAGAAAATGCTGCAGATACAGGAGAGTTACAGTACCTAATTTCAGAAGACTATATAATAGGTGACGCAGAAATAGATAAAACGACACAAAATGAATTATTCGATGATCTTGATAATAATGTTTTAGATTTTTCAGAAACAAATCCATTTGGTGATGTAGGGAGTTAAATATAATGTTAGGTCAACAATTTTACCATGAATCAATTAGGAATGTAATTGTAGCATTTGGAACAATGTTCAATGACATACAAATAGTTCGTAAAAATAATAGTGGAGCTGTAATACAAAGTATGAAAGTTCCATTGGCTTATGGTCCAAAACAAAAGTTTTTAACTAGACTTGATCAAGACCCATCTGCGACAGGTGCAACAGCAATTACTTTACCCAGACTTGGTTTTGAGATTGGTAGTCTTACTTATGATCCTATTCGTAAAATGAATCGTGTACAAAAATTTAAAAAAGTAAAATCTTCCAGTACAGATTCAAACAAATTAGATACTCAATTTATGCCAGTTCCATATAACATGAATATTACTTTATATGCTATGGCAAAAAACTCTGATGATGCTTTACAAATTGTAGAACAAATTCTTCCTTACTTTCAGCCCGATTATACTTTGACAATTAAAGATATGACAGATATGGGAATTAAAAAGGATGTACCTATGGTTCTTACTGATGTTTCATACGAGGATAGTTATCAAGGAGATTTTGAAGCAAGACGGGCAATTATATACACCATGTCATTCACTGCAAAGTTTTTCTTATATGGTCCTGTTACTTCTAGTAAGGTTATTAAAACGGTTCAAGTTGACCAGTATGCAAACCTACCAGATGTTTCACCTACAAGAGAACAAAGATATACTGTTACACCAACTCCAGGCACAGCTGATGCTGACGATGATTTTGGATTTAACGAGACATCTTCTTTCTTTGAGGATGCTAAAACCTATGATCCAGTAAGTGGAACTGATGTTAGAAAATGACCTCTGCTGACAATATAATAAATGAGGCTCTTGGAATAATAAATCCTGTAGAAAAGGCATTTGCTGAAACTGCAGTAACTATTCCAAGAAAAATTTCTCAACCGTCTATAACAGAAGATGATATTGGTAATGATTATAAGTATCAAAGAGAAAACCTTTATAATCTAATTGAACGTGGTCAGGATGCAATTGATGGTATTTTAGAACTTGCCAAAGAGGG